ATGTTAGGAAATGTCTCTTCATCATATCCCCAGTCGCGACTGTCCAGTCCCGCTGGACTGGAAAAAGCACTGTCTGCCCCACAGTGTGGACATTTGCTGAGGTCAGCAGGGTAGTTTTTCTGGCAAGTCATATCCTCGCATCTGGATAGGTAGTGCATACTCGGTCCTCTCAGAGAGATAAAAGCCCCTTTCGGGGCTTAAATGTTGTGATACTTTCTTTCTTCATTTATTACATGCTTTGCAATTTCGTCAGCTATTTCTCTCACTTTAAGCCTGAACAAATCCTCTCCTTGCTGGTCCAGACGAAAAGAATTACGTGCTCCAATATCTTTAAATATATTAGACAACAAGGAAACTTCTGACTTCTCTAAACTTGATAAATCCACGGTGTATTTACTCATCATCTCACCCCTTTGTATAACCGTCGTAACTGGGTTTATTCAGACCGTTGCGATTGATGTACTCACGGCGCTTCTCTTCGGTCTGACGTGTCTCGCGCTCCAGCTCTGCCAGCTTCTGGTCAAAGTCATTCAGCGCTTTAGTGTGTTCGTTAAACTGGACCATGTAACTTGTCCGCCTCAGTACGTACAGATGTCATAACAATGGCATAGAGTGCAAATCCTGCAGCCACCCAATACCAGCCCATTGCAGCTACTACTGCAATCTCCACAAATGAAGTGAAGAACATATAGCCTTTATAGAAAGAACCCCGTGGTTTGTATTTCGGCTCTTTAGCAATACTCTTCGCAACTGTGGTAACGATAAAAAGACAGATGATTGCGAGAATCAGAAGAAACACACCGAGAAAACTTAAAACATTTTCCGCATAAGCTGCATAAGGTAAGTTGAAAAAGCAGACTGCAAGCAAAAACCACAATCCTAAATCCCAAACCATATGCTTCAATACTCGACTCATTTTAGTCCCCTTAAATAACCCCGGCTCACACCGGGGCGTTGTGGTTAAGCGCGTGGCAGACCTGCAATCACTTCTTCAGTGAAGCCGGGGAAGCCTAACAGCTGTGATTTGGTGTAAATGGTACCCTGCACGTTGTACTTCTCCTCGGAGGCTACCAGCAGGTCAGTTGCAGGTGGTGGTACTGGTACAGCCGATGGTGCAACAGGTGCAACAGGTGCAGCTGCTGGAGCGGATGGAGATAGTGCGCCACCAAATACAGAGGCTGCATCAGGGCCGCTACCTTCACGAACAATCGCTTCACCGACGCGGTTCAGTTCCAGCAGGTTAGGGTTCAGATAAACACCCGGTGTTTTAGAAGGTTTGTTACCCTTCGCCACGATGTTCACACGGACATAATCGCCCATCTTAATCGCTGCGGCATCCTGAATTGCATCCAGTGGGCTGTACTTGCCAACGTGGTAGCAGTTGTAAGGGATGCGTGTTGTCAGGTTGACTACCCATTGACCACGTTTATGTGGGTCAGAATTCGGTGCTTTACCGGCTTTGTTTGGGATGTCGCTGTCGCCGTTAACCACTTTCCACGAAAAGTCCGGACGACGTGTAGTAGCTGCATCGTAACCGCTCTCCGCATCCATTGCTGCCATAACAATCTGTTTACCCCAGTCGGTATCTTTCCAGTCTGCTTCAGAGCCTTTAGGGATAGCGATGCCGATGTACACCTCTTTGACAGGCTGACCATCTTTGCCGAGTACCGGCAGTTTGGTGTGCTCATCAGTGCGGGTGTTCTGCTGCATTGGGTGTCCGTGAATCAGGCGGGCGACTGGGGTAACGAAAGTAAATTGAGCCATCTTGTAAATCCTCTCTGCTAATTAATGTAAAGGTTGTTTTGGTTATTAACGGTTAGTTGTCATAAAATCTTTAACACGGTCATACAGTTCTTCAAGCTCTTCGTCGTCAAAGCCATCAAGAAAAGCCTGTTCAATCAGTTCTGAAATGATTTTTGCTTCTGCAACTGAAATTTCCATCTTGTAACCCTCTGCGTTGTTGGTGAGGTAACTTTATCTCAGTCTGACGCACTCGTCAACGACTAAATACCATTTTTATTCCACGTTCTGTTACCGGCTCCAGTTTTACACCTGTGGAGGGTGTTTCGGCGTACTGCTCAACCACTGCCGGGTCGATACCTTTTTTGATGCACTGTGCGGGTGTGTCTACTTCCACGGGTTTGCGGATGTCCACCCCTGACAAATCGCCGAGCATTATCAACTGTTCAACCGGAATATCCTTCCTGAACCGCTTACGCCCGTACGTGGGTTTAGCATTGTAGAATGGTACATGTTGTCCCTGTTTAATCTCGTGCAGCGCCTGCTCCTCCAGCCCACTGAGGCGCATTTTAATCATCTCCTGCGCACGCTGTAACAGCTTTAACTCCACACCGAGGCTGTGGCCTGAGAGCGTGTGAGTCTGTAGCTGTGCAACATAGTCGATGTTGTCATACCCGGTACGCTGCAGTGCGTCACAGTGTGCACGTGCTGTACAGTTCTTACACTGTGGTCCGGGTGTGCAGAGTGGTGACTCTGACATCACCTCATGCAGCGCAATGTCAATCTGACTCAGGTAGTCGGACAACTCGTCCATTGTGAGACACCACTTACGCACGGTACCTTCACTGTGAAATCCACGCGGTTGTACAATGCGCAGTTCAATAATGTCTGGTTCAAACCCATCACCGTTCTGGATGAGTCCACCAGCATAGAGAATCATCGGCCAGTGTTCGTACACCTCAACCAGTGAGTGACCAAACTTACCATCCCAGATAACGAGATGGTTAAGCGCAGTATTACGCACCGCAACGTCCGGAATACCGAACCAGCCCGGTAAATGGTGCTCAAGTGACACAGGCTTCTCAACCTGCATCTCACTGCGCGATATACCATGCTTGTTACAGTATCCCCACACGTCGTTGTAATACTCACGCGCTGCTTCAAACAGTTCCCGTGTGATAACAATACCATCCTGTGACAGACTGCCCACAATGTCACTGAACGGCTCGTTACGGAACAGTTTTTGTGCCACCTCGTGACAGGCACGTCCCTCCAGCTTACTCTGTGACAATTCCCCCGGCGGACCGGGGTGCAATTGCTGTGCAGCATGGGAGCCGTGACACTTCATCCACACGTTGGCATCGGATGCTTTGGGGAGTTTTGGGGTCATGATGTACATTCCATATGTGCAGACCATCCTTGGTGGTAACCTTCACAAAATGACAGGTATGCCCCCTGAGTTAGGAAAGACATGTACCCTTCATCCCCGTTCTTACACCGCCTTAAGTCCAGAGTTTTACCAAAGCGTTTTTTTGCAAACTTTTCGAACTCATCCTGCAATCCTGCCATAGTCTCTCACTCCCCCAGCAGCGCTTTAACGCGTGCAATAAATGGCCCGGTGTACTCCGCCTGTGTGTTCAGGTCCATGATGCTCTTCAGACCCATCTCCGCAATAATCTGCTCCACCTGTGCATTACTGATACGTCCGTGACGCTCGGTGAGGTAAGCCATTACCTGTGGGAAGGTCATCGCGGACTGTTCAGGATAAGTCTCTTCCAGTGCTTTCACATATGCGGCGTTTGCCGAAGATACCGGAACCGGAGGCGGCGGTGGAATGTCTGCAACCTGTTGCTCAGTTACCACGCCCGCATCCACGTGGAAGTCATCGCCCGGTGGTGTTACAGGTGGTTCAGGCTCATAAAGCGCATCAAGCTTTGCTACTGTTTCGTCGATTAACTTTTGTTTGTCATCAGGTTCCTGACCACCACACTCCACTGGATACTCCAAATCAGCCTTAATCATACTTACGTAGTCTGACCACTCCGCCTCATCCATATCCTTTGGCTTACGACGCAGACGCCATGTACCATCGCTGTTCAGTGCTTTACTGGCAGAGTGGATACGCTCATCCCACGGTGTGTTGGTTGAGTCGGTGGTGGCTAATTCTTCCACTTCGATACGATAACCTTGTGAAAAATTACCATCGCCCAAATCTACAGGACCACCTACTTTTTCCTCACTGGTGATAATGTGGGTGGCTTCCTCTTTACGCTTACCATGAATCTCAATCGAACCATCCACATCGTTCTCACGCATCATTGCGGGAGCAGCCTGCATCAGGTCGGACATAGCTTGTTGTAAGCGTGCAAGCGCTTCATCGTCCAGTTTCAGTGTGATTGGCTCAACACGTACGTCTACCGGACCCCCACCACGAACGGAGGCGGCCAGCTTAATCATTGCTTCACCAAAGTACTGCAGCGCAGCTTCATCATCATTCGGGACACTAATTTTAATCATTTACTTGCTCTCTTGTGGTTGACTATGGGACAGAGTCTAACGTATTCTTGACGGACGCGTCAACACTAGGAGCAAAGAAAAATGAGAGAAATTAAACGCAAAGTTACTCATCGGCTGTGCCCCAGCTGTGGTTACGTGATGAGCCAACTGGAGATAGACATGCTACGGTTTCCTGTCGATTGTCCCCGTTGTGGCAAGTGGAACACCAACGCATTCCAGCCCATTAAGTGGGAGGTCAGCCGCAATGATAACCATTAAACAACTGCACCGACCCAGCTACGGCTGGGCAAACTCCACGAGTAAGAAAGATAAGTTCTTTATCAACGGTGTGGCAGTACCGCCCTACGTGGCCGCCAAGTTCATCCGTAACGCACGTTGTATTGAGTCAAACGTGTGCCGCAAGATTTATGTTTTAGGGAGTGAGTGAGATGGGTGTGATACGTACACATACAGAGCGTCTGGAAAAAGTCATCGAAGCCGGTATTGACCTGCGCCACCACATGCGCGTTAAAACTGAAACAAAGTCGCAGATTATTGCAAAACAGCGTGAAACCATTCTCAACCAGTCTGAAATGATTAATGACATGGAAAAAGAGCTGAAACAATTGCGCCTACAGGTGACAGAAAAACAGCAAACGCGCCAGCTGATTCTGGATGAAAAGAAACAGGATAAGTTACTCAAACTGTCACGTTATAAACATGAGGTGCTGACCCTTAACGCTCTGGTCAGTCGCATGAAACACTATATCAAACAACAGAATGGCGGTCAGATGCCAGAAGGATGGAAGTGGGGTGACGAGTGATGCAGGTGCCAGTATTATCCCCCGTCGCAGGTGCCATCGCTGATGCAACACGACCGGCGCTGCGACCTTATCAGCAGGAACTGAAGGACCAGATTAATGAGCATTGGAGCACTAAGCCCCGTGAAAACGTGCTGGCTGTACTCGCAACCGGTGCAGGTAAGACAGTGTTGTTCTCATCCATCATCAGTGATGAGAGCGGTTCTACATGTGCGGTTGCTCACCGTCAGGAACTCGTGAGTCAGATTAGCCTGTCACTTGCACGTAATAAGGTACGACACCGTATCATTGGTCCCACTAACGTAGTAAAGATGATTGTCCGTCTCCATATGGAAGAAACCGGTCATAGCTATTACGACCCGTCCAGCCGTCACGCAGTGGCAGGCGTGGACACACTCGTCCGGCGTGGTGAGAAACTGGCGGACTGGTTACCAACCGTCCGGTTGTGGGTAATGGATGAGGCTCACCACGTTTTGCGTGAAAACAAATGGGGCAAGGCTGTAAATATGTTCCCTCATGCACGCGGACTCGGTGTGACTGCCACCCCGCTACGTGCTGACGGGAATGGGCTGGGTGCACACGCCGATGGTGTTTTCCATGTGATGAAAATTGGTCCGTCCATGCGTGACCTTATCAACATGAAATTCCTTACCGAGTATAAACTGTTTGCTCCACCAAGTTCGTTCAGTCGTGATGCAATTAAAGTAAGTACAACCACGGGTGATTTTGTTGCATCAGAAGTGAGTAAAGCGGTTAACAACTCATCACTGATTGTGCATGATGAGAAAACCATAACCGGTGATGTGGTTAACACCTATAAAAAGTTACTTAACGGTATGCTTACGGTGGTGTTTGCTCCGGATGTGAACACCGCTACCGAACTGGAACAGCAGTACATTGCGGCAGGTATTCCGGCTAAATGTGTCCACGGGGGGATGTCTGATTATGACCGCATAGCGGCTGTGAGGTCTTTCAAGAACCGTGAATATCTTGTGCTCACATCGGTGAGTATTTTTGATGAAGGCTTTGATTGCCCCGCAATTGAAGCAGTGCAGGACGTTGCAGCCACAGAATCCTTTGGTCGTTTCGTACAGCGTGCTGGTCGCATGTTGCGCCTGAAAGATGGTAAGAAGTTTGGCTACTATGTGGACCACGTGGGGAATATTGCACGGCACGCAGTGTTTGTTGACCATCCAACCGGTCCTAAGATTGAACTATGTCACAGGGAGTGGAGTCTGGACCGGCGTGAGCGACGTAGTGGTAAGAGTGAGCCAAGCACTATCCGTGTGTGTACGGCCTGCACCGCCGTGTACGAGCGTTATCTCGATGCGTGTCCGGACTGCGGTGAGTCTGTACCAAAACCTGCGGTGCGTAGCGGCCCCGAGTATGTGGATGGTGACCTGCTGGAGCTTGACCCCGAGACACTTGCACAAATGCGTGCCGAGGTTGTGGGAGCACGTGAGACACCCGAGGCAATGCGTGACAGGCTGACAGGAATGGGTGTGCCGGTGCCCGGTGTGATGGCTAATGTAAAAAGACAGGGACAACGTATTGACGCGCTCGTCAAATTGGATAATACTCTTAGTCAGTGGGCAGGTTACCGCCGTGCTGAAGGTCTGAGTGACAGTGAGATATTCCGCAAGTTCTTCTTGCAATTTGGCGTGTCGTGGATTGAGGCTCAGGCGTTAAAGGCTGCTGAAGCCGATAAATTAAGAGAGAGGATTGGGTTATGACTAAAAGTGTAGAAATACGTTTCATCAGTAAGAAATTAGACTGGGAATCAGGATTCGATGCCCCTGAAAACTGGGATGAACTTTCGACATCTGAACAACAAGAATTGATTTATCAATGGCGAGAGGAAGCTATTGACTCATATGTAGATTGTTATGTTGAGGTAAAGTAACTATGTGCTACATATGGTGCATCAAAATGCGCGACAACGCGCCAGACGGCGTGACAGCTTATCACTATCAACAACTCGCGCAGTTATGGCGTGAAAAAGAAGGAGCACCGTGTAATGTGTAAGTGGATTAGTGTTGAAGATAGATTACCTGAAGAATATGAAGATGTACTGGTCACAGATGGTGTAGAAGTTGCTCTGGGGTTCTTTGTGATGGACCCAGAATATCCGCAGTGGGGCTATGATGGACACTGTGTCGGAGGATTAGAGACACACTGGCAACCTCTTCCGGAGCCGCCGCAATGACCCCCTCTATCCATGAGTGGGCGCATCGCCACAATATCACACCTGCTGCGCTGAGTGAGCTAGCACAGATTATGGGTGTGGAGAGTACGGAGCACGTGTCGGGTGGTGACCGCAGTGAAGCACGCGTGCAGGATTTGGCAAGACTCACTGCGAGTAAGCTTGGCTGGCGACTTTTCAGAAACAACGTGGGCGTCCTGAAGGATGAGCGTGGAATTCCTGTAAGGTACGGATTGTGTAATGACACACCGGCTATGAACAAGCGCATCAAGTCCAGCGACCTCATTGGCATTCGTCCGGTCATTATCACACCTGATATGGTTGGTACCACACTGGGTCAGTTTGTGGCGCGTGAGGTGAAGCGTGAAAGCTGGAAGTACAAAGGTACTGAACACGAGCTGGCACAGTTGCGCTTTGGTGAGATTGTGACATCGCTGGGTGGTGATTTTAAATTCTGGAATGGAGACGGACCATTGTGAAAAACTATCAGTCCGAATATAGTTATATTGTATGTGATTACAGTCATTTACCTAATATAACAAAAGGTAAAATTTACAGGTGTTTCAGAAATTCAGAAAATAACTTAGTTTTTGAAGATGATGACGGTGGATTAATACCTGCTGTCGACTGTACATATGGTTTTGCTTCATCTAGAAAATATCAATTTAGTTTTGTATAGTTGACCACTCCGTCAACCCGTGCCATACTGGGACATATTTTACTACTGGATTAGAGACGATGACCAAAGAACGAATTCTTGATGTGGCTTACGGTATGGCACTGACTGACGGCTTCAACTCACTGACACGCGATGGTGTGGCGAGTAAAGCAGGCGTGGCAATGGGTACGGTTAACCACAATTTCGGCACAATGGATGACCTGCGCAATGAGATTGTACGCCGTGCCATCGATGAGAAAGAACTGAGCATTCTGGCACAGGCACTTGCGCAGCGTAACACTGTTGCTCTCACCGCTACCAAAGCGTTACAGTTAGAAGCACTGACCAGTCTCGCACAATAATATTTAAGGGATAAAACATGAGCACAATCCCCTCAATCACGAGGGGTGACTTCGTTCACTCCAAATTTATCATTTGTAAGCTTGAACCACGTGGTGACCGTACCGAAAAGATGCCCTGCAATGCTCAGGGTATTGTAACCAGCCTCCACACGGCTGACCGTATGACTCTGGAACAGGCGCAGCAGACTGCAGCCGGACTGGGTCCGCAGTACCGTACCGGCGTTATCATTGACGGTGACGGACGCTGGTGCATTGATATTGATGGTGCGCTGCAAGCCGACAACACATGGTCACCGCTCGCCACCGAACTGTGCCAGCAGTTTGCAGGGTGTTATGTGGAAGTGAGCCAGTCAGGTAAAGGTCTGCACATCTTTGGCTACAGTGCTTCAGTGCCTCCACACGCATCAAAGAACGTCCCGCTGCACATCGAACTCTATTCCGATAACCGCTTCATCTGCCTCGGCCAGCAGGGTAATGGCGACATGTTCCATGACGCCTCAGCGCCGCTCAATGCCGCTGTAGCGCGATACTTCCCGCAGACCGAACAGGGAACTGCAGCAGAATGGACAACCACTCATGTTGAGACATCCTGTCCGATTGCTGACGATGAGAAACTGATTGCAAAGGCGTGCGCATCTGCCAGTGCTGCAGGCGTTTTCGGCGCTCGCAGCAGCTTTAAAGACCTGTGGCAGGGTGATACAGACGCCTACGATGGTGACGCATCCAGTGCTGATGCCGCACTTGCGCAACATCTCGCGTTTTGGACAGGTAACAACTGTGAGCGCATTGAGCGCCTGATGCGTAAGAGTGCGCTGGTGCGCGACAAATGGAATAACCACAAAAGTTACATGCAGCGCACCATTCTTGGCGCTGTGTCACGCCAGACCAACTGGTACAGCGTGGGTGCACCCATTGAGACTGTACCGACCCGTCAGGTGGTGGAAGCTGCTGAGCCGGTCGTGCGTTCAGGCTTTCAGTTTATCGGTGGTACGCAGCTGGCCGAGGTGTTCCGCGGCTGCGTGTACGTGACCATTCCTAACAAAATTATGACGCCTGAAGGAACCCTGCTTAAGTCTGAGCAATTTAACGCCATTTACGGCGGCTACACCTTCACGCTGGATGACTCAAACGAGAAGACCACAAAGAAGGCGTGGGAGGCGTTTACCGAGTCACAGCTGTACAGCTTCAGCAAGGTACATGACATCATTTACAACCCTGACTTACCCTTCGGCTCCATCATTACCGAAGAGGATGTGAAATATGTCAACGCCTTCCGACCTACAAATGACCCCGGCGTTGAGGGTGATATCAGCCTGTTCCTGAACCACGTACGCAAACTTTACCCGCTGGACCATGACATCCTGCTGGACTGGTGTGCCACAAAGGTACAGAACCCCGGTAAATGCATGTTGTGGTCACCGGTCATTATCGGGCCGCCCGGTAACGGTAAGACAACCATTGCTGATGCCATGATGCTCACGATGGGTAAACGTCACAGTACGGTGGTGCAGTCATCAGACGTTGAGAATAAATTTAACGGCTGGGTATTCGGTAACACCTTTGCGGTCATCAATGACTTCAAGGTTGGTGACAAGCGTGACGTGATTGAAATCCTCAAGCCTATCATCACAGACCGCACCATTCCCTATCAGATGAAGGGCGTGGAGACCAATGTGTGCCGGAACATGTTGGGCATCATCATCACCAGTAACCACCGTGACGCCATTGTTAAGACCAAAGATGACCGTCGTTATGCAACACTCATAAGCCCACACGAAACAGCTGATGATATTCTGCGCGACGGTATGGACGAGGACTATTTTGCGCGTCTTGAGCAATTCATCAGCGATAGCAGCACGTCGGCTAAGCTGCGCCACTATTTCCTTAACCGTAAGGTAGCGCGTCATCCTAACCGTGCACCAGAGACCAGCAGTACGGCAGTTGCTATCACGGCGTCACTGGGTACGGTTGAGCAGGAAGTGCTGGAAGCTATTGATGAGGGACGTCAGGGCTTTGCAGGTGGATGGGTGAGCAGTAAGGCACTGGATAACCTGCTCAAGATGATGCGTGCTGAACGTCAGGTACCACCAGCACGCCGCCGCGATATGATGCGCTCACTAGGTTATGACTGGCATCCGGGGCTGAAGGATGGGCGTGTGAATAATGTGATTATGATTGATGGTGGTAAACCGCGTCTCTATATCAAGTTGGGTCACATCCACGCAAACCTTGAGAATGCCGCAGATATCGCACGCTACTATGCAGCGGCACAGGGTGATGAGGTTGCCAAGTCGCAGCTGAGTGCATAAGCCCTTCGGGGCTTTTTTTTTGCATCATGTATTGACGAGTCCGTCAGTTAAGCATATAGTGAGTACATAGAGAGCAGCAAGGGTGTTGCTCAGTGAATGAGGATTGAGAGAATGAAAGTAAATAAAAGAGAAGAAGTAATTAAATTGCTCGAAGCTGCCCAGTCAAAGGAAATAATTTCGAATTTAACGGATGTCAGTATGCGTAAAATTGCCTTTGTAAACAATGAAGGAACTGACTGTTATATTGAGTGGTATTGCAATCTGGGAACGCTTCATATTGCTGGGTTTAGTCTCTGGTTTGATGAGATTGAACTTACAGAAACTCATCCATGCTACCTTAATGAAATAGGATTTTCCTATGATGGACGCCGTTGTGGCTTCATCGGAAAATTACTCCCGCATCTTAGAAAAGTAGCCAATTAACTATATAACCGAGGAGCAATACGATGAGATGGCACTCTAAATATTTTATCGATATGGCGCGTATTGCTCATTACAGAGGTATGCGTCGTCGCAAAGAAGGTTTGACGGCTGGTGCATATCAGTCATTTACTGAACGTAATTTATACATGAAATTAGCAAGGGGTAACTAATATGTCCGTCACTACACGTAAAGAACTTGAGTCGCAGATGTCACCGCTGGAAGCACAGAACCATCTGCACCAGCTTACACACGATTCACTTGCTGCCGGTCATAAGGTTGTGCGGGTGATGACCAGTGTTACTGATACAGCGCTGCGCACCCGCCGGACTATTCAGGAGGTAAGGGTATGCGCTACGGAATGAGCTACTTTGAACTCGCTGAATATTGTCTGCAACTGGAGAAAGAATTATGTACGCTAAAGACATTTACGGGAGCGCAAAGCGTCAGCAAAGAGTCGAACAGCTTAAACAACTGGCGGGTAAGTCTGGAGTGGGCGAAATTGCCGCTCACATGGGCTGCTCCGAGCAAGCCGTAAAGTGTCTGGCGCAGCGTAACGGTATCAGTCTGGCTATTGATGTCACACCGTGGAGTCGTGAGCATGAGGAGTATGTGCGACGCAATGCGCAAAGCATGACAATGGCGCAGATGTCGAAGGTACTCGGTCGCTCCGTGGTGAGTATCAAGGCGTTCTGTCAGCGTAAGAATATCAGCATGATGAAGCGCGGGCAGTATCACCACGCGGCTATTGCAACTGATGAAGATGTGGAGCTTTGTCGACAGTTACATGAGGCTAAGATGCCACTTAAAATGATTGCACGTAAGATGGAATTCAGTATTCATCTGGTGCGTAACATTGTGTATTACCAGAGGGCTTAAGGTATGGATGAGTCAACAAAAGCAAGTAGAAAAGAATTCGAGCAATGGTTCAAAACAAAATTTTCTCATGCTGAAGAACATCTTTCTGAAGGTAAATATGGCTCAGATTGCGTTCAAACTGCTTGGTTGTCTTGGCAGGGATCACGACAAGCCCTTGAGATTGCCCTGCCAGTACTGGAGCAGCAGGAAAGCAAAGACGTATTCATTGTGGTGAGAAAGCCGGGCCATCTGCCATACATCAAAAGGCCAGTAGGCGATATTGCTGATTACCTCATGCAGATATATCAGCACAATCCCAGCGTTAGTTGCGATGTGGTGACTTATCGCTTTCCGGGTGCATTAGGCCAGTGGGTGCAGGATGGCAAGGAGCTTCTTGCAGAACTTGAAGTGCCGCATCCCACAACGGACACCTACCGGCAGATTGAAAATGATGACTGGATTGAGTGGGGTGGTGGGAAATGTCCAGTTCCGGATAACACAAAGGTACAGGTGAAGTTCTGGGATGGGTATGCACCTGTCGTTGACGAACCTCAAGGCCTGCGCTGGTCGATGATTGAGGAGATGAGCGACATCATCGCCTATCGGGTGATTGAGAATGATGGGAGGGAAGAATGATTACCAACGAGCGTCTTAATGAAATTGTTGTGCATTCTGGTTTGGAGCCGTGTGATGCAGAGCCTTTCTTCGAGGGCATTAGGATTGGTGAGCTTGTTGACATGGCGAGGGAGCTTATTTGTCGGAGAAAGGTATCCGAAGCAGAGAAATCAATTGGTGTCTGGAATCCATTAGTTAATGAGATAGCCGTAAGCCATAAATCCGGCATCAAGATTGTTGATTTCGCACACTGGCACTGTCACTGCACGATGGAGGTTGTCGTTAGAGATATGTCAGATCATCCACTGGTTAAAGCACGCAAGGAGAGTTCATGACAATCCAAACCAGCGGCCATGATTTATCAGATATATCTGGTGGTCGGCATGTCGATATCCTGCGATAGTGTCACATTAGTTCCCGTGTTTTATGACGGTCCCCGCACGGGGACTTTTTTTTGCATTATATATTGACGGACTCGTCAATGGGGAGTATATTTAAACACATGGAAGCAGTACTGACAGGAAGTCATAAACTTAAACTTAAACTTAAACTTAAACTGAACAGGAAATTATTATGAAAAAGCTAATTTTAGCAACGGTCTTTATGAGTAGTTCTTTTTCGGCGTTCTCCAGTTCTGACTGGACATATGAAGAAAAATTGTCAACTGGTGATACATGTTTTTACATGCAGAATTCAGAAACAGGTCAACCTTTTTTGGCTTTAGGTAATGGTGTACCAGACAGTGTTGCAGAAGAATGTACCAATAATGGAAGTGGTGAAAGAGCAGAGAAAGAGTTTGCCAAGCACAGTCATCCACAATATGCGCCGCAGCCAAAGGATGAAAATTTTAATCGTGGACTCGACATTTACAATGCGTGTATTGCTGGTGCCAATGTAGATGGGGGTGCACTTGCTAAAATCGTCGGTAAATACAGCGGTAAACCTTCTGACATTAACAAAATCAGAAAGGCTTACAATTACGGTAGTGTAGTTGCTCGTGGTCCGCGTGACTGCACTAATTACACAATGGGTTACTAACTAACAGGGGCCACCTTCGGGTGGCCTCACCAGAGGTGATGTATGGGTCACACAATTATACGCAGGCGCACCGTACGCGCCGACCAGTTACGTGAGGGTATGCTGCTGGACTTTGATGACGGTGAGCCTGATATGGTCAAAGAGCTGAAGCATCTGGCGCACAAGGTGCTCTTTACATCACGCGGTTGTCAGTTCTCTCTGGACCGCGATGAGATTGTACAGACTGTCATCATGATGAGGATTGTAGGATGAGTATGACAAAGAATGATTTTGAACTGCTGGTGCACGCTGATGAGTGCTTCGTTAAGTCCACGAGTGAGGGTATTGTGACGCTTGTGTACGTGACGGGCGATGAGGTGCATCTGTACAAGGGTAAGTATCATGAGCAGGAATTTCACAAATTTGTAAGGTGGATGGAAGATGCAAAAGCTGACAAATGAGAAAGCGCGTGAACTGCTGAAAGAGCTGCAGTATGCAAAGGTTGCAATGGGTGGTCAGCTGTCCATCAAGGATGAGTATTTTAAACAGGCGCTGGAGCGGATGGTAGGAGATTTAAAAGTTCCGGAGTTACCTACTGATTTATGGCAGATAGGCTATGAGGGAGTATATCGTGAAGACTTCAATATTGGCGCTAAATGGGCGATATCTCAGATGAAGGAGATGAACCAATGACACTACTGCAATGCTATCTGGTGCTCTGTGTCATCATGTCATTGCGTGACACTAGTGAGGATGCATATGATGAGGACTACCACACGCAGCACGTGATGAAGCGGTTTGTGATTAACCTTGTCATGTGGCACTACTGGTTCGTGATTGACTGTATTGCGTTGTGGAATGTGCGCCGGGGTGGGGAATGATGGATATTACTCAGGAGCCTCTGACATGGTTGGGAGAACACCAGTTTGCCAATCGTTACATCGTAAGTGCAGCCAACAGATACACTACAACGAAAGGTGAATATCTGGTGATTCCGTGTGTGAGACATTACAGTAAAGAGCACCAACCGATTATAAAAGCACTAAGGGATTCTGGTGTTTTAACAAAAACAGTGGTTGCCGGGGACAATCAGGGATTCGTTGACCAGTATTCAAATTACTGGACACGAGAACAAGCACTGGTGATAGCAGAGAAAGCGGGTCAAATAGGAAGGAGAGGTGAAAAGGTTTGGCCGAAAGATTTGCTATTTAGTGAAGACCTTTATTAAGCCCCTTACGGGGCTTTTGTTTTATGCTCTGCTTGAATCCAGTAACTTCTGATATTTCTTAATTCTCATCTGTGCGTATGCTGCTGACATAGTATATTCTTCATCAGTAATCAGTTGCGACTTATCACCATAATGAATACTGATGTTGTAATATTTACCGGATTGCCCAACTCTCAGATAAGCACCATTTCCTTCTCTCAGAACCTTTACAATAAGGTTGAGAAAAGTACCTCGTGACATTTCATTTCCCACAGCTTTTACATCTCCCGTTAGCTACATAGCGTTCTGACATCTCGCCACAATGACGACATACCTCCAGTGGCATATACCATTTTTCACCCATTGCAATAGCCTGCTGACGCGGTGAAACCTGTGGAGGCCACGGTAACTTGCCAAGTGATATGTCCACCGCTTCACGACGTAATGCATCCGCTTTCTCCTGGGCGTCAGTTACCAGCTTGTCCGCCTGCTTCAGCATGGCTTCCACGTGGTCGGTGCGCGTCCTGATGACAGTTTTCTCGCGCAATTCTTCACGGTGCAAATCGCGTTCAACGAGACAGAAAACACATCTGTTACCACCGTCGCGGACGCCGGGATGACCGCACGCCTTGATGAAATTAGGTAGCCTGCGCCAGCCTCTTTCTTTCTGTTGCAGCCCATCAATGACCCGTTGCCAGACAGGGTTATCGCTTTTTTGAGTGGTGGTTAAAAGCTTGCCAAAATTATGCTGGTCACTCATTGCCTTTTCGTAATCCATTAAATGCTCCTATATTGATTTATTACCTACAAATGTATTGTACACTTAAAAATTATACAAGGAAATACCCCGGAGGTGGGGTAGTGTTTTTGCCATTTAAAACAACACTTTAGCACTAGCTTACCCGATACCCCGTATCTCAGGTACATTCCCCCTCTACTCTCTCTACAAATGTATTATATATATTTATATACATCTATAAACAGTCTATTACTATCTAACTTATATTTTATTGGGGTATTGAGGTAAAGAATAATAAGTAGTAGTAATATCAGTTAGTTAGGAATACCCCGGAGGGTCTACCCCGCACGATTTACTGTGGGGTGACATGGGTAAACTAGCGACGGCATTGATGCGTGTGGTATCATGTGTTAAACGCACACATGTGGGGACTGCGGATATGTTCAACGAAGAGAATTGGGACGTCTGACAAATGGCAAGAGCGAAACTTAACGAATACGGCGTGACCGAACAGCAGGAGAAATTCTGCCAAGCGTTCGTTGAGACGGGTAACGCTTCTGAGTCTTACCGCCGTGGATACAACACCGAAAATATGGCGGTTAATACAATCGCTAAACGTGCCTCTGAAATGCTCGATAACGGGGCAGTGGCGGGTAGAATTGCGACCCTCCGTGAAACCCATACCAAACGTCATGGCATCACCGTGGATACACTGCTGGAAAAACTTAACACTGTGTTCACTACGGCACTGGCTGCTGAAACACCGCAATCCTCTGCAGCTGTTGCAGCTGTGATGGGGCAGGCCAAACTGCTCGGTCTGGACAAACAACTCATCGAGATGTCAGGCAGCCTC